GGCGTACCCAGCAACACTTGAATCAATTCCCGTTGTATTGTCTATGTATCCATTTTCAAAGCCATCAAGAAAATGATCTTTATACTGTAGCAGAACATTATTCTGTGCCTGCTGCAATCCGGATACAGAGCTTTTCAATCCGCTGATCGCGCTTGCATTTTCCCCAACTTTCTCATTCATCTTTTTCAGATCAATACCTTCGGCCAGTGAGATCCCATTTTCTTTCAAATATGAAGTAATCGCGGCATCTACCTGGCTATCCGTCGCCACAAACTGTAATAATTTCGCGATTACATTTCCTTGTTTATCGGTAAGAATCTTTCCCATTCTGCTTCCCCCTTTATACACTCCTTACAGTTACTGTTTTCGCAAATGCAGTTATATCATCATCCGTCCAGGTGCCGTAATTGGATTTACGGATTTTCAGTGCAACGCCGGAATATTCTTCCGATGAGATTTTTATTGTACCTGTGCATGCCACCCAGCTATCCGCCTGCACTAATTTGCCTTCTGCATACTTGTACAACTGATAGAAATAACCGCTTCCAGCCACAAGAACAATTTCTGTATCAAGCGGCGTAGAAAGATAATCGGATGCAATTCTCATTTTCTGAGTATCCGCAGTCTTTTTATGTTCCGCACCTATTATTTCCTGAATCTGACCGATTTCCCAATTGAGAGCACCATAAACATAGTCCTGAATAGTAATTACGCAAGCCGCCTTATAATTACCACACACGGCCATAATAGTAACTGTTCCTTTCCTTCCAGTCACATTTACAGTTCCTGCGGTGACTGTTGCTAAACTTTCATCATCAGTAAACCACCTCACCTTCTGTGTACAATCGATAGGAGACGCCGTCGCTATCAATTCCACTGTCTTTTTGCCGTAGAAAGATAGCTCCGTCGGATCCAGCGCAAGACCAGTGCAGATAATCTCATTGCTCTTAAACTCTTCCAGTACGATACTGTCTATGAGCTTATCTCCCAGATACAGCCCCAGCCGGTTCTCATCAACAGCACGCAATTCCAGTTTTTCCAGAACCTCGCCGATAATTGTCTCTGTTGTTATCGCAGATTCTTCCTCGGTTTCTTCCACCAGAACAATATTGTTTGGGGTGAAAAATCCTTCAATCGTATTGGACTCTAAATACACATCAACAGCATTTTGAACATCTTCGGGTCCCAGGGAACTGCCGATATTTTCCTTTAATTTTTCAACCGTTTTTCCCAGGTTCTTGATTTCCTCCGCGTTTTTATCGATCTGTTCCTTTTTTCCTTTTATTTGATCAGATATTTCCTGTACTGCCTTTTCTGATTCTGCCGCGCTTTTAGCTGCATTTGTCACTTTCTCGACCATGTCATCAAATGGATTCTCTTTTCCATCGTCAGCATCGCTGCCATCTCCTGCCTCCGGACGGCTCTGTACCGGCATAATTACGGACTTAATCGTATAACCATATTCTTTGGATGCTACATAAATATACGCCGCGGCATCATATGCCGTTTTCGTAACTGTTGCCGGAATTGTTACGGTAAAAGTACCATCCTTATCTGGGGTTACTACAACCGGAACTGCTTTGAGACTGGTTTCTGATGCAAAATCAATTCGATTAACCTCTGACAGATCAATTCCTATAATGTGTAATTCCACTCCATGGTCATACTGATACAAACCCAGGATGCGTAATTGGTTACATCCTGCCGAAAAATCTGCTGTAAGAATTTTTCCCATACCGTTTACTCCTTATTTATCCAGTTCAGAGAACATCTCATCCTGTAAAGCATAGGCTCTGGTCTGAAACGCCGTATAATCTGCCCGACACTCCGCCCGATGATCTTTGTATAGCTCTTTTGCCTCCGAAGTTGTGAAAAAGCGGTTCATGCTCATATTTTCCGGATTTTCCGAATCTACTGTTGCATTGTAATTTTCCAGAACCACCTTTTTTCCTTCGATCTCCACGACCGAAGTTGCCATAATAGTTACCTTTTTTGTAGTCTGCATCAACATAGTTTTATCTCCTTTCTGATATCTGCATTTTCAGTTCTCCGATGTAACTGTATAACTGTTCTATTTGAGCCTGCAAAAATGCTATTTTTGCCGTTTCTTCCCGGATTGTATTTACTGTTTCTTCAACGTCCGCGATCTTTCTTAGAGATTTTTGCGTCATTTTTACAGTCAACGGAATAAATTCCGAATATCCAAGGCTCCACGTTCCTTCTCCTTTTCCTTGATGAACTGCCGCCAATTCGTTTTCAGTTAAACCGCATTTCTTTACCTGTTGAAGAACGGTCTGTGCTCCGAAGCCCATGTGGATGCCATCGCTTCCAGTCTTCCAGCTGAACAATACAGGTTTTAATCGCATAAAAAGATCTTCATAGCGATCTGTGATACCGGAAATAATATTCTTTTCCCGTTCGTCAGAGGTCTGCGTAAGTGCCTTTGTGTAGAAAGTCCCGGATGCACTGAAATTGTAAACGGCATCCGTGGCATTTGTATCGCCCGCAAGGCGGTCGTTTTTGCAGTAATATATCCGGAAACCCGGATCTAAGGCGTATGAAGCCCCTACCCATGCGCCGTCAATTGTGCGGACACGCCAACCAGGCACAAAAGCGCCGGCGTCTAAGCAGATCGTATCATATGCCGCTCCGTCGGTTTTTGCGCCGCTCAACCAGGTGTTATTTGTGCCCTTTGCGGCAAAACGCAAAGAAGCAAGCGTTCCCCAGGACTTGATTGTGCAGACTTTGCCTGGGTACGGGTCTGTATAGGAGCCGGTATGGAAAACAGATTCGGATTTTGAGGTGATTCCTTTATCGAAGCTTCCGGCAGAGCCGCAATATATTGCATTTGACACAGCAAGGCTATTGCTCGCAAAGTTCCAAATGATCGGCCAGGAACTATTGCCATCTGCCCCGGTATGCATGATACAGAACGTACCAGATTCGTTGTAGAGGTACAATGATGTGTCCGCATGATTCAGTTTTAGTCCGCGGGTGGCTGAAATATCTCCACCGAAGCTACCGTAGCCGTTTGTAGATATGCTTGGTGCTGCTATATGATTTCTTGAAATGATACTGCCATAGCTTTGGCTTCCCAGGATCAGCTGATTGATATCATCCTCTTCTGTTTCCTCCAGTATTGTAGCAGCTGTCCTATAAGAAGATGCATATATCTGAATTTTGCCCTTGACATACAGCGTCTCAGCATCTACCGTTCCTGTGAATTGTCCGCTCGCACCTTTTAAGGTTGCTCCCGAGATTGCGCCTGTCGCTGTTATATCTTTTGCGAAAATGCCGTTGACATCCAAGCGGTCTGCTGAAATAGTTCCGGATGTGATCAGGTTTCCGTCTATTGTGCTGTTTCCAACTACATGAAGATCGGTCGCTTCAATTTTCTGGGCGAAGAGGTCTATCACATCAATGTGATTGGCCAGAATTGTTTTGGCAGCAATCTCATTGCCGGTGATGGAACTGGCGACAATTTTGTCGGCTGTGATGGTCCGCGGGGTTAGAATTTCGCCATTCAATGTATCGACGTTCTGGGCCTGGAGAGCTCCGGTGATGTTGTTCAGGGCGTAGACAATACTCCTGTTGCTTCCCCGGATTTCCAGACGCTCCACCGAGAGGGTTCCGGCGGTGATCTTGTTTGCCGTCAGTTCAACAATTTTTGCATCCGTGATGGAGCCGTCCGCGATTTGAGCCGTATTGACCGCTCCCACGTCAATCATTGCCGTTTTGATCGAACCGTTCTTGATGTTCGCCAGATCAATCGTGGCATATTTGATATCCGCTTCTGTGGTCTTGAGATAAGTGCTTTCAATCGTTCCAATCTGGGCTTTCGTCGCCGATATTTCACTAGCGATTGCGGTTATCGTACCGCTATTCTGGATTTCTGACTCTACCGAGTCCTTGAATCCAAGAATCTGATCGGTTGTAACCTTATCCACCACACCGTTGAGACTCCCATCTAAATTTTTTGCGGCTTCTACGATGCTGGTGGCTTCTTTCAGACGGGACTGGATCTCGTCGAAGGTCTCACGGGTGTTTGCGATATCGCAGGTGTTTTTATCAGGATTCCCGGGATATTCTGTAATCTTTGTGATTCGTTGTTTATCCCGAACGCCGGTCTTGCGGTCGATCAGTGTGATTGTGTCACCAAGACTGTACTCCAGGATGCTGTATTCGGCACTCCGGTAAGCCAAATCCCTGACATCCGTCGTATATGACTTTTTCGGGATTGACAGGTCTTTCAGCTTTTCGGTGGCATCTTCCATCAAGGAGGTAGCATTCTCGTAGCTGGTGTCCTGCCAAATATACGGAATGATCTTCTTTGAAAACTGGAAATTATCGATGTATTCTTTTCCGTCATTCACTGACGTGATTTTGAGGTTATCCTTTCCTACCGGAATGATCCGAGTATAGAAGTCGTAGGTATCACCAGATAATGTCAGCTGTCGCAGATTCAGCCCCTGAAGGAAATAGACTCCCTTGTCCTCACCAAACTTCTCCCGGAAGGAAACTGTCTTAGCTTTACTGTCCACCTGCATTTCGCACATGAACACAGTACAGAGCTTCTGTAAAACTACTTTACTTGTGACATTTTGCAGGCCTACACTCCGCTTTTTATCCATGGTACATTCCGCTACACGCCAGCCGGTCCCGGCCAGGGCCAAGTTTGCGGTGTCTCGCAAACTGGAGTCTTTCGCCAGGAAGGTTTCCCAGGTCTTTGCTTCCAGCTCTTCTACGTTTAAGGTCGCCGTATACTCCGGGTAGCCGTCTGATGTGATCCGGATCGCTTTTACTACATACTCAGCATCTGCGGTCTGAATATAATACTCATAGTCAATTTTCTTGGCTTTTCCAAGATATGTAAAAGAGAGCGTCTTTTCCGCAGTGGAAAGAACGCTCTCGATCTTACAATCTCGGTACTTTTTTATGTATCCCACAACCTCGTGGGACTGATTAAATATTTTCAGCATGGAGGATGCCTCCTTTTATTACTCCGCAATCATGAACATCAACGGCTCCAGCTGCGCGCTGTCCAGCTCGATACCATCGATCTGATCCAGACTGATGGTGTGAATATTCACGTCTGTTACGTCAATGTCCAGCAGCTCTTTGATTTTTGATTCATATTCTGCCTTGTCTTTTCCGGGCTTCATGATGATTTCCAGATTACCTACTTTTTCATTGTAGGCTTTCATTTCCCGTTCATGCTCTGCCGTACCCTCCGCACTTGTGACCATTTTCTTTTTCAGTTTTTCTTCCGATTTTTTCTCAGCATCCTGGTCACGATATTCCGCAAAAATCTCGTTTCTGGCCTCATCGTAGGGTTTTAATTTATCCAGGAGTTCCCTCATATTCTTTTTGATAGCGTAGGTGATTTTCACGCGACCCTGGAATAATTTTTCACCGGTCCGCTTATAGTGTTCCTCTTCCAGAGACTGAATATAGATCAGGCCGTTATAGTTTGCGATCATTTCTCTATTTGTCATAGTTTTACCTCACATATACCTTGGTTTGAATTTAATTGTCATGGTGATATTCGTGTTATCGCAGGTGATTGTGTTTTCTCCAGGAGCCAGTACCGGAAGCTCCCAGAAATCTACGTCACCGGCCTTCTGGACACCATCCTGCGTTATCAGGCCGGTTTCTCCGTCGATGATCACCTTTTTATCTGTCGCCAAATTCCTGACGGTAATTGGATCATCCTCGCCAGTGAGCGGATCTCTACAAATTCCCCGGATAGTCACCGGTATTGTGCTGATACTGGGCAATAACTCTAATACCGCAGGGGTATTCAGGTTCCCAGGATTTACAATGCTTACTGTCGTAGTTCCAGATCCAGACAGCTTCGGACCATACTCATATCCCTGGAGTTCCAGCGTCAGTTTGTGCCAGCGATCCTGCCGATAGTTCACGGTTTCCTCGAAACTGGCATCTTTGGAAAGCACCACTCTGAATTTGTGTGCAAATCCGTCCAGGGTAATGTCCACCGGTTCCAGCAGGGCAGCCACGATATTGGAACGGTCCAGGGTCATAACCTCCCTGGTGGAATCCTTGATCAGTAATGTTAATTTGATGGTTTTGAACCCGACCGTGCCGCCAATCAGGAATGGATCCGGAGAGCCCCGGTTCCATTCACTGTTATTTGTTATCGCATGATTCCCGATCGATACCGCCCACTGCCGGGCGTGCCATCGAGATATGTCTATTCCATTGATCTGCATTCTCTCATCTCCTTAGAACCTCCCACGACTCTGTGCGCGCGACTGCAATGCCAGTTCCTGAGATATCGGTTTCGCGACTTCCCCTACCAGCTTGCCGGTATCGAGAACAATCTGCGTGGTTCCGGCAGTATTGGTGGCAACTTTCTGTACTTCTCCGATCAGCTGTGCCAGCAGGTTGGCCAAATTTCCAGTATCAACATTAACTCCCGGGAGCTGAGCCTGTACAGCGGCGTCGGCCGCCTGGGCCGCTCCGGCGTCAATCCGCTGTAGGTACTGTTCCAACGTGATATTTCCCATGTTTTTGCCGGTAGTGGATTCTACCAGCTGGCGGATCATATCCTGTGCTGGTTTAATTGCCGTAGCGGTGTTTTCCTCGATGCCTGCGCCGACGCCAGCGGGGATATACTCGCCAACTTCTTCGGCCATCAGACGTGAAGGGGACTTGATCTTTGCAGCCTTCTTCGTTTCTGCAACAATCTTTTTGACCATATTCGTGGTGTAAGTTTTAATTTTCTTTGAGTCGTTCATGGCTTTCAAGATACCATCCAGAGTGTCCTGGCCAATTTTCTCACCGTCTTTGGTCAGTTTTGATAAGTTTGTAGTGATCGTCGTGGTGGTATTCAGCAGGGACGATTTCGCATTCTTGCTGGAAACCTGTGCGTATAAGCTCTGAACGTACTTCGTAACCGTGCTCTCACCGATCTTTCCGGCCTGGTTTGCAATGTGCTGCAGTGAAGCGTTTATCGGCTTTTCCAGATCGTTCACGCCCTTCAAATACTCTTCCGTATAGGCTTTGATTTCTGCCTGAGCGTTGGCTTTGAGAGTGGCAATCTTCTGTTCACTATTCTTATTCAGCTGGGCAATCTGGGTATCACCGGAGGCTTTCGCGGCAGCCACCTCCTGTTCCGTCTGCATTTTCAGGTCTTCATTCTCTTTCTCGGCTTCCTGCTGAGAAATCTCTTTTTTTCGTCGCCAGAGTGAAACATATTCGTTCAGCTGGGCTTCCGTCATTCCTTTGCCTTCTGATCCTTCCGGCAGGTCGTTATTCAGAACGTGGAGCATGGCCGAGGCTTCCGGGCCCATATCCTCAAGTTCTTTTATAAAGTCTGCATCAATACCTTTATCACGGAGTTTCTGGAGCTGAGTCTTCCAGTCATCTAAGCCAACCACCTGAGTTTTTAGGTTGTACAAAAGCGTACTGCCGGAGTCGGACTCTGAGTAAAACTTGTCCGTCAACTTTATTGAATTGTAGATGGACTCTTGCCGACTTTTTACGGAATCAGCGTAAGTTTTATTCAACTCCTCTATCTTATCCTGAGTCTCTTTCGTGACATCGGTGATGGAATCTGCCAGATCGTCGGTAACGTCCTGAATATCCTCTTTCAATTTAGAGTTGACTGTAGTGACTTTGTCCACATAGTCATCCTCCAAACTTTTCAGAGACTCGTTCAGGGTATTTTTCGCCGCAAAATACTTTTTGTCGGCTTCCTCACGCTCTTTGGTGCCGCGCTTATAATTTTTCCGGACCGTGTTCCAGTAATCCACCTCGGCCCGCTCGGAAACCTTGAAATACTGCTTGTAAGTATCAAGTGCCCCACCGTTCAGGGCGTAGTCGTTCTTTTCCTCGGTGGCCGCAGTGTTGGCACTTTTTCCACTATTCCGTGCGGTTTTCCACTGTTCATACACATCCGTGTAGGCCTGTGTGCCCTTTTGCATTTTTGACAGCACCTGTG